GTTTGTAAGGTTGTCGTCCTTTTGATTAGAAGACTGTTAGTCTTTGAACAGTGATGTGAGTCCCATCAGATCTTGCATTACATCTGGATCTCTTAATGGGGATTGTATTCCACTGTCTACCATATGATCATGGAAAGCCGCCTGATTTTGTGCTTGATCGCCATTCATCGGCGTTTGGGCGGCTGTATTGTGGACAGTTGACAATCCTGCTATGTCTGAGTGAGATAGTGTTCTTTGCGGCGCCCCTATTAATTCATAGTGCGCAAAAGCCTGGAAACTTATTGCTGCTGGAGTCGTTGTGTTTGCGCCATCTATAGCTATCACCATACATTTGTGGGATTGTCGGGATAGAGACGGAGCATCTTCAGGGTAATTGGACAATAACGAATCATAGGTGTAATCATCAGGAGTGGCCGGCACATATATGCATGACCACCACTTCTTAGAAAACGTCTTCAACGATCCTGTGGTTGAATTCTGCCAGCCCAACAGTTGTTGAAAAGTGTACCTATCTGGAATATCGTCATTTGTCGCCTCGCGAGCTGCTAATAATTCTCCTTGATTTGTCAGAGTAGCGCCTACATATCTTATTCTTATGCCTGCTGCCACCACTCTGTATTTAGCTAAACTAACTGTCTCATCTGCAGCATTCGTTCCTATGAAGTCCGATTTTTGGTATGGACTATTAGATACATAAGCATTCCAACGAGTTTGCGCGTCACCAAATAATGTATTCGTGACTACGCTGTACACATCGTTTGTGGCGTTTGTTGCGTAAAGACCTACGTTCTGTACTCCATCAGTAAGTGAATTCAGATCATTGACTATAAATAGCCATGGGTCGAAAACTATGTATCCAAATCCGTTGGTACCAGAATTGAATACACCTTTCGACCAGCATGAGAATTTCGTACTTGGGGAACTGTGTAAATCAGGAATGCATGGTGGTTCTTTAGGTATGACGAATGGATTCACTAGTGTCTTTGCATATTGGCGGACACATGGTGATAATTCGCCCAACCAACCGTATCTCCTATTGAGTGCTGCTACGCGTTGTGCGTTCGACATAGAATCATATACCGTGGGCGCGGCGGCCTGTTCCGCTGCCATTGCCTTAGTAAATGGTATTCCGGGATTCGTACCGTTTCTACGTCTTCTAATCTTTGTGGGGGCTTTCTTTCCCCCTTTCTTTGTCTTTGTGTTATTCATTGTATTAATCTTCGTTTTATACCTTGTAAGACCTCGATCGAGTGCAGTCGTGGTCTTAACTTGGTACGAAACGAAATTAATGTGTCCGTATTTCTGCGTACCGGTACTATTTGCAGACCTAAGACAGGATAATTATTTTGCTTTCCATACTCGAATGGCATCGTATAGTTCAAGTGATGGAAGAAATTTACGCTGGGAGCCATCATATTCAGGAGTGGGTGGTCGATTGGTTCCAGCGTTTGCAAGTCATCGAAATATCGCTCCATGGTAATTTGATTTGGTATTGCGATGTTAAAGACTTGTTCTACAAGTCTTCTTGTGTTTATTGGGATTTCTTTTCTGACCAACAATCCGTCGTTAAACCTTTTCAAGGCAGTGATCACTCTTGCATACATATAATTATCATTGTAATATTGCCTGACTTCATAATCTTGTGTCATGCGCAATACATATCTTGCAAAAGCGTCTACAATTGGCGACGATTGAAAACTGTGGAGCAAAGAAATCGCTTTACATCTGTAAAGCCCCATGAGCACATTATCTTTGGACCCAATGTACTTTTCCGGCAACCAGCCAAACTGGATTATAAAATCCATGGGATTCTTTACTGTGATGCGGTCGGTTTCATCAAACATAAAACCGCAAAAAGAAGACTTGTTTATGGATTCAACTTTATTGATTTTGACCGTGAATCCATTTAATGCCAGGCCCTGGGCTGTGGGCTTATTTCCTGTTCTGTGACATTCGAATAGGAAACTCATTAAATTTGCCCACCCATTCCCCAGGGAAGTGTTCATTTCCCCTGACATGCGTTTTGCTAAGCAGCTCATTGTGAAGTTTCTGAACTTGCAAATATTTCTGCCTTTAACATGGCTGTAATAGAACCTAAAAGCATGTAGGGCCATAGGGTTCAGGCTCAACATGTACTCGTAAAGAGGCTCTTCACAGTCTTCCATAACACATTTAGTGAATGCTGCTTCATATTGGCTATGATCTGTGACGAAATAGTCTCCATTGACCTGAAATAGGCCATCATCTCCTTCCACTACTCCGTCACAGTAATTGCCAATTTTTATTTGGCCCAATCTATTCATCACGTAATCAGGTCTCTGTTCGACCGGAACATACTTTATAAACCATGGCAACTTAAATATTGCCTTCTCTATCGCGTGAAAATAAGGGCCTATTTCAACTTTGAATGAATCATCCCGAGAATTTATCACCCTTGCGTGTTTATATTCTGGGTAAGATTCATATTTGACGAACGATTTGACTCCCGCACCTTTGAACTTCCCTTCGTGGTCCAACTTTAAATGATTGGGGTCGGACTTGATCCTTCTAAGTTCGTCTTTTCTCCAAGCTGGATAATTTGTACCTTGTATCCAGTGGTCGAACGAATAGTCTTCGTCCGGAGGGAGAGGCTTTAAATGCCTCTTCATAAATGAAACAACAAATTGTTTAAATTCTGCCCGGATTGCTGGACTACGGACGGGAGGAGCGTAAGCAAACCGTTTCTCCACTCCAGCAATAGTTGTTGGGAGGTGATACCGATCCGGGATGAGAGGCGCG